AGATACAAAAAGTAAATTCACACAAATTCGCCAAATATTGGCAGATTCAAAGGTGAGGGATTATACAAAATTGTATTCAACTCTATATGAGAGAGTGGATGAGTATGCCGGAAATAAAGTTGGAACAACAATTGTTAATATAGCCGAAGCACAGTATAAGGATTCCCTGGTGGTGGATAAAGAAATAAATGTAATGGCAATGTTTGTAAATATTTTAATGTAAATAAAGGATAAAAATGGCAAAATTAGTAGATTTCAAAGGGGGAGCTCCCCAACAAACTGAACAACCGGTTCAGTTTAATGTAGACCCAACAAAGCTTCAGACGGTTACTTGTCCAAATTGTGAGGGTATCTTTTTTGAAGAAAAGATGATGTTCAAAGAATTACCTGCGATTCAATCACCGACCGGAAAAGCATCAATGATTCCTATCCCAGTGGTTGTTTGTAATGAGTGTGGAACAGTACATCCAAAGTTTGTACCAAAAGGTTTATTTGATGCCCCCCAAGAAAAAAAGTGATTCATCCGAAGTAACAATAAAGGCCAAAACCCTTTTTGACCATTTGAGTGGTTTGAAGGAAAGTAAGGTTAAGTGGGAAACTCTTTCAGAGGGTGATAAAAAATCGTTTTCGGTTTATCTTGCCAATCGTTGGTTGAGTATGAACCCAGAATACATTGATTTGGTAAATGAAGTTCAAAGGTTCACCAATGGACAATTGGGTGCTAGAGAGGTGTATAAGGTATATTATGATTTCTTACCGAAGAAAAAAACTTTTGATAAATACATAAAAAAATCCGGCGGAAGTGTTGTTTCTGAACAAATTATTTCGTATATTTGTAAGTACTTTGAAGTATCGGGCCGAGAAGCTGAAGATTATGTTGAGTTACTATCAGAGGTTGAGGTTAGGGATATTATAAAAAAGTATGGGGTTAAGGATTCGGAAATTGATAAAATGTATAAAGATGCAGCAAAGTAAAGAAATGGTAAACCACCCTAATCACTATGGTGGGGTAGATAACCCATATGAGGCGATTAAGGTTATAGAAGCATGGGATTTAGATTTTCATTTGGGTAATACAGTCAAATACATATCTCGTGCCGGAAAGAAACACCAAGATAAAGAATTAGAAGATTTATTAAAAGCAAAGTGGTATTTAGATAGAAAAATTCAAAACTTGCAAAATGGAAGATAATATATTAGGTGATGTGTATGAGGGGTTAGTTGTATTGGATGGGTTCAATGATTGTATATTGGGCAGAGTTCAACAGGCGGGTAGTGATTTAAGGGTTATTTATTCAATTAAGTGTATTCTATCAAAACTTATGGAGAGGGATGGTATGAGTTATGAAGAGGCCTATGAGTTTTATGAATACAATATTTTGGGTTTGTATGGACAAGAATCCTTTCCAGCTTTTTTAATTGATAATGAAGAATAGTTTTAATAGCATACTTGATTTTACTACCCCCAACGAAGTTGATGGTGATGTAAAGGTTTCCTATTCGCAATTCACGATGTGGGCTAACTGCCCTAAAAAGTGGAAATTGACCTACATAGATGGGCATAAGGAGGATGAACCTTCTATACACCTATTATTTGGGACAAGTATGCACGAAACTATACAGGAGTGGTTAAAAACACTTTTCACAAAATCTCCAATGGAATCCGATGAAATGGATTTGGGTTCTTTTTTGAGGGATACAATGGCACGGGAGTATAAATCCTTATTAGAAACCCGACCTGATTTGAAAAAGTGGATTACGAAATCCCAAATGAATGAGTTTTATCAGGATGGGATGGAGATATTAAACGAATTAAAAAAGAGTAGAGTAGAGTTATTTTCAACCAAAAAGTGGAAGTTATTTGGTATTGAAACAAAGATATATCAGCCTATATTAGAAGAGTTTAAAAGTTTGAAAATTGTAGGTTATTTAGATTTAGTTTTTGAAGAAATTGACACAGGCGATATATTGATTTTAGATATCAAAACTTCCACCAATGGTTGGAATAGTTATCAGAAAGCTGATGAAACAAAAACAGCTCAGTTGATACTATATAAACATTACTTTTCACAGCAATTTGATATTGACCTTAAAAAGATTGATGTTAAATACTTAATTCTAAAAAGAAAGCTGAATGAGGGTATGATGTATAACATAACCCGGCTTCAAAATTTCTCTCCAACAAATGGTGGTAGAACGGTTAAAAAAACCCTTAAATTGTTTGAGAATTTTGTAAAAGAAGGTTTCAACACCGATGGTTCGCATAGGGTTGATAATAGATTTCCAGCTACTGCGGGTTATAACAATAAGCAGTGTAAGTATTGTCCTTTTAAGGATAGGTTAGATTTATGCTCTAAAAAAGAAAGAATTAAAGTTGATTCAGGTAGCAGAAGAGCATAAATTAAATATCTTTCAAAAACAAACTAGTCCCATAGCATCGCAAATAAGTAAACCTAATAATTCACTGTGTTTTTAAACAAATAACATGACTGCTTTATTAGTTTAAAAAAGAGAAAAAGTTTCTTCTCAATCTGAGAGAAGAGAAAAATAAACTCGTTCAATTAATTTTCCATTAAAACAACAATCAATTACGTAAAACAACAAATAGAGATTGATTACAATTTTTACAATTTTTGTGAAACTTTATTTTCACTTAATAGAAAAGTTGTGTTTTAATACCATGATGGTGTTTTCCTTAATTTTTATTTTAATTAATTACATTGATTTTAATTTCATTTTTATTATAAATTCCATTTTAAAACTTAAGTTTAAGACTAAATATATATTAAAAGAAAACTCGTTTTTTTTTTAAAGGCGATTTGTGAAAGAAAAAGGGTCAGTAAATAATTGAATTACCATAGCAAATGATAATACTTCAATTCTTATAAGCTCATTTTAGAACCATTGTAAAAATTCAGTCTTTGAAATAAACTGTCTTTACGAAGAAATATTTGAGTACACTTTGCAATAGGAATATAAATGCTCTCTTGAAATTATAATTTTTACTCCTATATGTACTTACGATATTAATATTCCTATATATATATAATTTGAAGCAAAATTTATATTTTTTATATTCATATATACATTCGATTTTAACGTGTAGATATAGCAAATAACCACATATGCTTATACTGAGACAAATAAACGAAAAACTAAGTTAAAAGAGATGACTTGTCATAAAAAACCTATTCGAAAAATATTTGAATCAATTTGAAAGGAAACCATAATAAATAAAATATTTTTTAAGTTTTAGATTTTGAAAACGAAATTTGATCGAAATATTAAAATGAACAAAGACACTGCCGATGAGTTGTTCGATTTAAAGACAGCATTTTACTTGGGCAACTATCAACAAGCCATAAACGAGGCCCAAAAACTTAAAGTTTCTGATCCAAGAGTCCAAATCGAAAAAGATGTTTACATGTATAGGTCATACATAGCGCAAAAGAAATATCGAGTCGTTTTGGATGATATAAAACCAAAGTCTGCGGAAGAATTGAACTATGTGAGAATAATGGCTGAATATCTTCTCAACGAGTCAAAAAGGTACAATCTTTTAGCTGACTTGCTGTGATTCATTCCATTTTAATCATCTATTTAAAATCTTAAGAGATGCGATCATACAAGAGCTGGATTCAAAACTAGGATCGTTGAACGCTTCAAATCATCTAGTTCTTTTACTAATTGCAAATATTTACGTACTTTCAGAAGTAAATTTTTTGTCAAGTGACAAATAAGATTCAATTAGGTTCTTATCAAATATTTATTCAAAGAATTATGAAACTGCTTTAAAAGTATTACATAATGTTGACGTAACAAGTTCATTGGAGAGGTAGTTACTTTTTAATTAGGTTGTTTTTTCATATTTCGACTTTTCTTTCAAGTTTATTTTCTTTGTTAAATCAAGTGGCGCTTTGGCAATTCAAATATACTTAAAGCTTGACCGACTGGACTTAGCCAAGAAGGAGTTGAAAAGACTAACAGACATCGACGAAGACGCAATTATTACTCAGCTGTCAGCTGCATGGGTTTACATTGCTTCCGTAACAAAAACTTGAAAATATCATAAAATCTATAAAGCCAAATTGAATTCGAAATCCATTTTAAGGGAGAAAAGCTACAAGATGCGTATTTCACATTCCAAGAGTTGGCTGAAAAGAATCAACCAACTTCATTTTTGTTAAATAGTCAGGCTACATGTTTGATAAATCAAGGCAAATATGATGAAGCTCTCAGTGTTCTTCAAGATGCTTTGGATAAAGTAACTACACTGTTACAATATTAAAAAATTCTGCACAATTATGTAAGCAAAGACTTTTATGTTTA